ATAAATGATTCACCACTAGTTCCTACAGGTACAACTTACTCTGAATATAATGCAAGCACTGCATACACAACAGTAGACTATGTAATACAAGCAAGTGGCACAACTGTAACAGCAGGAAGTTTCATAAGAGGAAGGGTATATAAAATTAGCAGTGCAGGAAATACTAACTTTACAACTATAGGTGCAGCAGACAGTAATGCAGGAACAATATTTACAGCAACAGGTTCAGGCACGGGAACAGGCACAGCAGCTGAACAACAAATATGGCTAAATATAATTGCGGGAACAGGAAACACACCAAGCAGTACATCTGCTTTTTGGAAAGAAGTATTTCAATATACAACTCATAGCACAAGTTCAGTTGCATATTTAAAAAATACTTTAGTATTATTTGGAGGAACAGTTTGGAAAGCATTAAGAAATCATACTTCTTCATCAGATAATACGCCAAGTGTTGGGCCGGGCTTTTGGGAACGTGCAGATGTTTGCGGAAAAACTTTACAATCATGTAAGTGTAGATTTGGATTTAAACCAAATGATTTAACTGGAGCAAGTAAAAAACCAGATGGAAGTAAAAATTTAGCAGCACGACTGCCTTTTGGGTCTTTCCCTGGAACTTTGAAGTTTTAACATGCAACATTTATTAAGTGAAATAGAGCAACATCTTTATAATGAATACCCTCGAGAAGGTTGTGGTATTCTTGGAGTAATAAAAGGAAAAATGGAGTGGTATCCTTGTACAAATGTTGCAAAAGAAAATGAAGAGTTTATAATTGATTCAAAACAATTTATTGCATACAGCAATCGAATGGATATAGTAGGAGTTGTACATAGTCATCCAGATGGTACACCAGATCCTAGTGAGATGGATATTAAATATTGTAATACGTTAAATGTGCCTTACTATATATTTAGTTATCCAGGAATGGATATGAGAATAATACATCCAAATCGAGAAGAAAAAGCATTATATGGAAGAGAGTATGAGTTTGGCGTAACAGATTGTTTTGAAGCAATAAGAGACTATTTAAAAACACAAGATATACAAATACCAGAGAGAAAAGCATTTGAAGATAATTGGTGGGATAGAGGATTAAATTATTTTACAGACGAAATGATAAAAGAATATGGGTATAAAAAAGTAGAAGGCAATATGCAACCAAATGATGTTATAATTTTTACTATTCGAGAAAGTGTACCAGATCATTGTGGTGTTTATTTAGGGGAGGATATATTTTATCATCACGCAGAAAATAGATTGTCTTGCAGAGAAAATTTATATCCATTTTGGAAAAAGTATATAACAGGAGTATATAGATATGAATCGTAATGTATATTTACAAGGAGAACTTGGAGAAAAGTTTGGTAAAAAGTTTTCTGTAAATACTGATAATTATGCAGATATAATAAAATGTATCAATGTAAATAGACCTGGCTTTTTAAATTTTATAAGACAATGTCATTTTGATGGAATAAATTTTACTATTGAAAGAAATGAAAAGTATGTTGGAGAAGAAAGTTTACTATTACCAATACGAGAAGGAGATGTAACAATTGCTTTAGTTCCTGCAGGAGCAAAAAGTGGTTTTGCAAAGATAATAGCAGCTATTGCTCTTTTTATGATTGCAGGCCCTGCTGGTCAAGCTTTAGCTATGAGCACAGGAACTGGAACATTTTTAGGAATGTCAGCAACAACTATAACAGCAGGTATTACTGGTATGGCTGTAAATTTAGCACTAACAGGTATACAACAATTAATGGCTCCAGACCCTGCAACAGATCAAGATGAGCCTACAAATTATCTTTTTTCAGGAGAAGCAAACAATGCAGTAGAGGGAGACCCTATACCTTTACTTTATGGAGAGTTAAGAGTTCCAGGACGACCAATATCAATAAATATAATAAATGGTGGTAGACCTGGAAATAATAATACTGCAGTAACTGGGGCAGGAGATATGAATCAAATTGGAGGGGCGATGCCGCAACATCACTAATGGCTAGACGAGGACCACCACAAACACCAAAAAACACAATAGAACAGAATAGAAAAATTTCTGATCGACAAACTATTGCTGTAACTGATTTGATTTCAGAGGGACCCATTTACGGTTTGGTAGATGGGCAAGCTTCCGTATTTTTAAATGACGATAGAGTAGCACCTTTAGGGCAAGCTGCTCTGTCAAGAAGTAGAACAGCTCTAAGAGTAACTTTAACAAATGGATCTACTTCCGCAACAATTACGAACGGAGGATCAACTCCTTTAGTTGTATCAGCAAATGGTAAAAAATACTTAATTGTAAGAGCTGGAAGTGGGACACAAACTGTAACTGCATCTAACTCTGCGGCAGGAACAACAAATGGAGCAATAGTAACAACACTTACTACTACAGGAGGAGCAAGCTTTTTTACTGATGCAATGGTATCTGCACCAGGAGCAACTCCTGAAAGTCACGTTCCTTTTCGTTTAACAAGAACATCTTCATTGCATGGTGTAACTGATGAAGGTGATGGAGAAGGAATACTAACAACCCGAACAAGTGCTACAGCAGCAGAATTTACGGGAGGAGCAGGCGCTCCCGGAGGTGTTTGGGTTCCTGATGGAACATACACTGCTGAAGTTGATAAAGTCGTAGAGATTGCAAGTGTAAGCGGAACAACAGTAACTCTTGCATCTGCATGGAGCGGAACTTCAGGAAGTTATAGATTTGATGTTTCTGGTACAATTGTCACAGATTCAGATGTTGTTTCTCAAACTCAAATTAGTAGCTATGAAGGTGTTACAACACAATTTAGAGTTGGCACACTTTCTCAAACTCCATTCGCAGGAGAGGGCGGAGAAGGTTCAACAGCAATAAGCAATAGCGGACCCAGTGCTGGTGGAACTATAGAACAGAGTAATAATTTTTCAGGCAGTCAGGCACCTAAAGAATTAGTTGCAAGTTCTGCTTCTGGTTTCAATCTTACAGCAAGTCAAATACAAGAAGTGGACGAAGCTCGAGTAACAATATCATATCCAAGCGGTTTTTATGCAGTAAGTGGAAAAGGAAACAATAAACACACTTTTATTCGTTACAGATTTCAAATAGCAATCAAAAAAATAGGTTCAGGCTCTTTTGAAACTCCAATCACTACCTCTCCTTCATCACATACAGTGCACTCAGGATTATATACAAATGCAACTAATTTTGTTGAAACATTTGATTTGAATCAGTATCGACCTTTTGCAGACTTTAAGATAATTATTGATAGAGTTGATAGTCATGAAAATCCAGGATTTGATGGTGTTGGAGAAACTTTTCATGATTGGCAAAATATAACAGCAGGCTCTGTTAGTAGTACAACATGTATAATTAAAGATATAGTTACACATCCCTACTCTGCGATGGCAAAAATAAGTTTTAGTACAAAACAGTTTCAAGGTATGCCAAGCAGAACATATCATCTTCGAGGAATAAAAGTTCAAGTTCCCTCTAATTATGTAACTCGAGAAGAAGCTGCAAATGGTGTTGCAAACTATAATCGAGATGTAAGTACGGGTGCAATTACAAATACATATCAAGACTGGGATGGAGCTTTTCGTCTAAATAAAGTTTACACAAATAATCCTGCGTGGATATTTCATGACATTCTTACTAATAATCGTTATGGATTAGGTGACTTTTTAAAAGCTACTGATATTGATAAATACGCATTATTTAAAATAGCAAGATATTGTGATGAGTTAGTAGATGATGGAAAAGGAGGAACAGAACCTCGTTTTACAGCAAATCTTTATTTTACAAAACAAGCAGATGCTTATAAAGTATTAAAAGATATGGCTACTATTTTTAGAGGTATGCTTTATTTTATTGATGGACAAATATTTCCAGTAATGGATTCTCCTGCAGGACCCGTTTATAATTTTTCAAAGTCAAATGTTATTGAAGGTAAATTTAGTTATGAAACTACAGGGAGTAAAACACGAGTAAATCAAGTAATTGTAAGTTGGGTGAATCCTGATGCAAACTATAAAGCAGAACCTTTAATTGTAGAAGATAGACAAGACATTGTAAAACAAAATAGAGTTATTACAGAAAATGCTGTTGCAATGGGAGCAATCACAGAAGGTCAAGCTCTTCGATACGGAAGATGGAAACTTTGGACAGCCGCAAATCAAAGAGAAATAGTTAATTTTTCAACAGCATTAAATGCTTCTTTTTTAATTCCTGGAGATATTATTAACATACAAGATGTTGATAGAAACACTCTTCGTTACAGCGGAAGAGTTTCAAATACAGGAACACGAACTACAACAACAATTCCAATTGATAGTTCTGTTACTATAAATGGCACTAGTTCTTATGAACTATCTATTATCTTTGTAACTCCCGGTGCGTTTGCAACTTCTGATGTAACAGTAAATGGTGTTGCATATGAAGCAGGACAGTTAATTCCTCAGGCTTTTCTTGATGATGGTGCTGGTGGATATAGTTTACAAAATATTGATACAGTTGCAAAATCAGTAAATGCAAAAGCAACTGCAAATGCAACTGAAAATTTAATTTTAAACTTTGGAGATACAACTCGTGTAGAAAAAAGAACACTTACTAATTCTGCAGGAGCAACAACCTCTCTCACAGTATCTTCAGCATTTACAGCAGCTCCAGATGCTGAAGCTATTTGGGGTTTGACAGAAGTTAACAGTGGCGGAGATACTCTTGCAGCTTCTCCAAAACAATACAAAATACTCTCAATGTCAGAAAAAGAATCAAATATTTTTCAAATCTCAGCAGTTGAGTTTTACAATGAAAAATTTGATTCAGTAGATGGAGATTTTAATACTTATGTTGCAGATACAGTATATCCAGCAGTTTTACCTACAGATACTGTACCTCCCGTTCAAAGTGTTTTTGCTTCTAATCAAATGACAAATATAGCTCTTGGAGAAGTTCTTGAGCTTCATTGGATACCTCCAGTACAGGTTGGAGATGTTCCAGGGGTATACGAACATTTAGCAGGATTTGAAATATCACATCCATTTATAGATCGAGAAAACCATATTCGTGTAATGGATCCAGAAACTACTTTTTATGCTTTTAAAGATTTGCCTATTGGAACACATAAAATTGCAGTAAAAGTAGTAAATGTTCTCGATAATGTTTCTGAGCCAGAAATAATTACTATCACTGTTTCTGATAAATTTGATGAGCCAATTCCACGAACTCAAAAAGGTATACCGTATACAGGTGATGTAAATGCTGGTATGCAAATGTCAAATGCGGGCTCTTTTTCTTTCAAAAACTCAACATATACATTTAAACATCCAAGCACTCGAGGAAGAGATACTATAGGAACATCAAATGCACTCTCTCACAGTCAAGACTGTTCGGGTATGGTTGCAACAAGCACAACAGAAGGAAATGTTGCAGGTGAGTTTTTAACAGATCATTATTATTTATTATTAGATAACAGTGAAACAAATGACAAAATAAAATTATTAAGATATCATAAACCGAATGGTGTAGGTACTCCATACTTTTATGACTCTGGAAATGGTAGTAGTACAACTCGTTTTGGAAGTGCACTTACTGGTACATTTACAAAAGCAGCAAAAGCATCAAAAGTTACTGGATCAGGAACTTCTTTTACAAGTGAAATAGTACAAGGAGATGTTCTTAAACTCGGCACAGAGGAAATAGAAGTATCAGCAGTTGAAAGCAATACAGTATTATATTTAGCAAAAGCAACAGATACAGCACATAGTGGAGTACAAGGATTTATACCAAATATTAGAATTGATTATATCAATGACTGTATTATTGCAAGAGCATTTAAAAAATCTTCTGATAACTCTTTTAACTTTGTACCATATGCAAAGACAGATGGAGAAGTTAAAAGTGCACCAGATGTAATTGCAGATGGAAGTATTGCAGAATCACAAATCGCAGATGATGCAATTACAGCAGATAAAATTAGTGTTTCTTCTCTTTCAGATATTAGCACTAATTTAGGAACTATTTCAGGTGCCGCAACAACTCAAAATGCGGGTGATAATAGTACAAATATTGCTACTACTGCTTTTGTTACGGGAGCTATAAGTGATTTAGTTGATTCTGCGCCTGGCACTCTAAATACATTGAATGAGTTAGCTGCTGCTTTGAATGATGATGAAAACTTTTCTACTACTGTTACGAACAGTCTTGCAACAAAAGCACCTCTAGCAAGTCCAACATTTACAGGAACTGTAAGTGGTATTACCAAAGCAATGGTGGGCTTGACAAATGTAGAGGATAAAAGTTCTGCAACTATTCGTGGAGAGCTTACAAGCTCTAATGTTACAACAGCTCTCGGATTTACTCCTGGAACATCAAGTTTAGCTCTTGGAACTACATCTACAACGGCTCTTGCAGGCAATACCTCAATACCTTCAAATACAAGTGATCTAACAAATGATTCTGGTTTTATTACAAGTATATCAAGTTCTGATGTTACAACAGCTCTTGGATTTACTCCTGGAACTTCTAATTTAGCTCTTGGAACTACATCTACAACGGCTCTTGCAGGAAATACCTCAATACCTAATCCTGCAATAACTAGTGATGGATCAACACCTTCTTTAGCAAGTGGTATTGATGCTGGAGAGGTAAGGGGTTTAATAAACGCTGGAACTTCAAGTCTTGCAGTAGGTACAAGTTCAAGTGATGCACTTGCAGGGGATAGTTTAAGTGTTACAAAGTTAGATGCACTCTATGCAAATTTTGGAACAATGGCGGCAGAAGTTGCAAATATTGGAACTTTAAAAACAGACTTTTTGGATGCAGATAAAGTTATAACAAGAGATATTCGAGTTGGTC